GCCCACGTTCAGCGCGGAGGCAGTCAGGGTGGAAGCATCAGCGAACTGAACGATCAACTCGTCACGCTGAGTAAGTCGCTGGATGAACACCTCAGCACCAACATCAGGAGCAGTGTCCAGCAGCACCGTCGTGTCGTCTTGCCAGCTAAAGCCAGCACTGACCCCATCTACCGTAACGCTGATGTGCAGCTTGTTAAGGTAGGGGAAGGGGACAGTAAACAGCCTGTTGTCAGCAACAGACTGCGTATAAGTTACTTGCGAGAGTAGACTCATATCATTATGTCCTCACAAAAAAGAGAAGGGGGACCGAAGTCCCCCCTAGGATGGTTAGCGAAGTGGACTATTGTTGGACCTAAAGGCATCCCAGAATCCTGCACCAGTTTCGACATCTTTGATCAAGTTGTTGATCAGTTCGTCGATAAGGTTAGGATGCTGCTCCATAGTCATCTGGAACGCAATATCTCGATACTGGTTGACTCGAGACTGAACCATCTCTACCTTATACCCTCGGTTCGATTGCGTTCCTTCAGGAAGAGGAGCCTCAAGGATCTGTATGATTTCGTTCCAAGGCTCAAGAGACCTGAAGTTCTCGTTCCACACATCGTAGAGCGTTTTGTCTCCATCACCTGTTTCGATCATTCGCAGATCAAGGTCGCCCGTTAGGCGGTGCTTGTAAGGTGCTGTAAACTGCCCCTTAGTCCTTTCCCCTAGTTCCTTAAGCTCAGACATCACTCTCAGCTTAGCTTCCGGGTGTCCCTTCTCGCGTTCTTCTACAGTGGCTACCGAGAGATAGCTGAACAGAGCGTTGATGTCTGTTATCTCTTTCTCGAATCCCATGTAGTCATACGCCCTAGGCACCGTGATGAAGTTGCCTCGTTTCAGAATGTCTTTCGATATCTGATTCGTTGCTGCGCCTAAGGGCCCAGTTTGCTGTATAAGAACCTGAGCCCTAGTAGCAGGGTCGGACATCGAGGGGTTCTGGGCTTTCCATACGTGGTGGACAGTTGCTGGAAGCGTCCAGCGAATGCGCTCACCAATGTACTTAATGAAGGGGCTACGCCCATGTGCATCAGACGGTGACTCCTCTCCCAATGCGGACATGAGGTCAATAGTCTGGCTCGCTCCCTGCCAAAGGTTGGCATCCTTTATGGCCAAGGCTACCGCCAACATGGTTGAGGTAAAGTAGTCAGATACCTTCTGCCACTCCTTCCTGCCAATGTTCTCACCCTGCGCTTCCCTCATGGCAAGGTTATCCCACTGCTCAAACGCTGTGGAGATCACCTTCAGTGGAGTAGCGTAGGGATCAAACATGCGGAAGGTCCAAGTGCTTCCACTCTCAAACTCAATGGTGTACGGGTCTGCTTCCGGGGAGTCCTGTTGCAGCATCCTCTGGCGATAGTTGTGCAGCCCTGCTCCGTTGAGTTGTCCTCGAGCGTATATCTCCAAAGCAAACCCAGCGATAGCAAGAGACATCATGTGTTCGCCAATGGCCCTAGTCTGGGCTCTCGTTCCGTTCTTGCCCATCAGGTCCGAAAGGTACCGGGGGTATAGCAGCTGGAGCCCCGGAGTCAGGCGGAAGCCTTCCTCGACTGCCCGGATAGGGGTACGGAAGAACAACTGACCCGTGAAGTACTTCAGAGCGGGCGCTGCGTTGAACACCTTCTCCAAGCCCTTACCAATGTTCTCGATTGAGTTGTCATACCAGTTCGAGTTTGGATCTGGTTCAAAGTCAGCCTTGAACATGATGTCCTGAAGATAGCTGCGGACATCCTCGTCCTTGTACTTCTTCATGTGGCCAATGTCCTTCTTGGCATTCTTGTATGCCCAAGTCTTGAGGTCGTTACCTCGCAGGCCCATGTTGATGCCCTTCTTCAGAATGATGTTCATCCTTTCATCTACTTCACGATAGGTGGCCTTACTCTCGAGAGCTTTCTCCACTGCCTCCTTAGCGAACTTCTTAGCCGCAGCATGGTTCATTCCAGACGCCATGGCTTCTGCGTAGGCTTCTGATGTGACCCTTCCAGCCACGTAGCCGTTGTGTGCCATCGTTGCTAGGAAGTCATCTGTTGCAGCCATTGCACGCAGAGGGGCTCGCATGGCTCCGGGGGCAGCACCAAGGATGGCAGTGATAGGATTCTTAGATCCAAGTTTCCTGACCCTTGCCGTGTTTGCTAGGTCTGCATCTAGGAACCTAACGTGGTCCCTTGAGATAATCAGAGACTCATACTTGAGTGCCATCCATCCCTGACGCATCGCGGCCCTAGTGCCAGAAGCCATGGCTCCATAGTTGGCTGCCATCTCGACATAGTGCGCTCTCTTGAAGGGGTCCTTCAGGATGCTGTGGATAGCCGGGCGCACAAGAGTCTTGACCATCGTAGGGATCAAGTTGATGACCAGTGTCTTGACTCCGAACACGTTGGCAATCGTTACCTCACTTAGCCTTCTGAACAGGTTATTGATCCACTTCTCCTTCACCCGACCTGTCTCTAGGATCTGCTTTACAGGCTTCGCTGCATCAGGAAGTTCCTCATACAGGTCATCGATGAGTCCTTCTCTTCGAGCGTAGAGGTCTACCACCTTATCAAAGTCACCGTCCTTGGCTGCTTTGTCTATCTGAGGGTTGATCTCATCTCGCACCTTCTGCGCGGCGTTGTCTGCTTCCCACTTTCTCCAAGCAGCCTGCCATATCTCTTCTGCTTCCTGCTGGGTCTTATTGGGAAACTCGCGCTTAACAGATTCGGGAGTAATGCGGCTAGGACCAAACCCGCGCCGCTGACGCAGTGTTGAGCCAGCCATCGAGCCAAACGCTTCATCCATCATGTTCAGCGGAACGACCAACTCTTCAACCTCATCCAACTCGCTTTGCACCTTCTTGTAGTCTCTACTGCTGACCTTAAGGTCGCGCCGCTTCTGGATCAGGTCTGCCCTACGCATGTTCAACTGGAATGCCGCCTCTCTGACACCAAGCTGTATGTCTGCCATGGCATCAGGACCAAGATTCAACCTGCGGATTCCTTCAGCAACCAGTGTCATCTGGTTCCTAGGAACGCGCCTAACACCCTTAGCGAACACCTTGGCATACTGCATGGCATCGTTGATGTTTCTTGGGGTCGAACGAAGTGCTGACTGAACCTCGGTGATCGGAACTCCCATATCATCGAGTTGCCTCTGAGAGAGCGGCTTACCCTCGGGGATGACATCATCCTCTGGCCTACGCCCCTTCTGCGGGGTAGGAGTTATCCGCTCTGGTGCTACCTCATCATCAGTCTTCTTAGGAGGCACTGCTGGGGAATCAGGAGTATCAGCATCGTCTGCCTTACCTCTGAATCCTCGAACAAGCCTGCGCCTGCCAATGAGATCGATGGCAGTTCCAACACCGGAAGCCAGAGCCGCGCCAGCCATCATGGACGCACCGGTCTGCCAATAGTTGCGGTCTTCCTGAAGACCAACTTCCATGCTTACCGTCTGCGTCATGTAGTCGAAAGCACCAGCCCAAGCAGCCCCTTCTACCCCCAGAAGTGCTGAGGTCCTAGAAAGGAGTGACGCCTTGATGGCTTGAGTCAGGGTCTGTTTTGCTGCCACAGTAGCCGCCTGCTTGGCTACAAGACCGGGGACCGCTGCCGTAAGGCTGAGGTAGTTGGTGGGATCAGTGGCGAACGCTTTCAGTCCTCGACCTACGCCTGCCCATGAGAAGTTAATCTGATCCTGCTGTTCCATTAGGTAAGCAAGAGCCATCTTCTGCTCGAGGGTGCCGTGGTTGTGTACGTCATAGGAGAGCTTAACCAGAGTCGGTATCTGGAGGTTCATCCTATTCATAAAGTTCAAACCCCAATCGGCAATCTCTTCATCAGACTCGAAGTCCTCAGCGAATGGGGGCCGATTGTAGTACATCTCGTACACCAACATAGAGGCATCAATCCACGCTGGATCAGTCCTTAACTCTTGCCACTCTATGTTCTCCTTGGGGCGAGGGAAGGCTAAGAACTGTTCACCAGTGTCTGGATCTTGAACCATCTGGGGGTTGCCCTGCTCGTCGTACAGGACTGAGTTGTATGCGGTGTCCACATCAAGCTCTTGTGGCTCTTCTGCTTCCACCTCTACTTCCAGCCCACCAACCCCAGACCCTTCTTCACCAGCAACTTCCACGACATCGTTAAGGGTCTCTTCTGTAAGCTCGACTTCAGCCCCTTCCTCTGGGATCTGGTCTACGACTGCTTCTACCTGTTCTTGGTCAACATCCCCTGACACTTCTGCTTCCAGTCCGCCGTTGGCTTGAGCATGTTCGAGGATCTTCTCTACATAAGGAACGGTCTCTTCCGGCATCGGAAGGTACTCGGTGAAGTCTCCCCCACGGGCTCTAGCCTCGTTTACTGCCCGGTTAACATTCCCAGAGCCAGCGTTGTATGCCGCTAACGCGAGCCGAACGTCCCCGTCATAAGCATGAACAAGGGCTCCAAGGTACTCCCTACCAAAGCGTCGATATTCTTCTTCGCTATCGTCCTGAATTGGGCGCACACCATACCCAGGGTTCTGAGCAGTATCTGGCATTACCTGAGTGATGCCCTGCGCCCCCACAGGGGAAGTGAGGAGGTTACCATCGTCTCCGTAGTGCCTACCCCCGCTTTCTGCTTGAATAAGCCCTTCAAACAGACGATTAAATGCTGGATTGTCCTGCATTGGTTACCTCCTTATTGCTCCTGCATGCTCTGCTGCCTTCTGTTTGGCTGAAGCGGAGTCCGCCCGAAGTGAGTGTTTTCTTTGTTCCTGTTAACTGCGCCTGCAATTCCACCGTTCTTGACGATCCAGTCCTGAACCTCTTCAGCAGCCGCCCGAACCATAGGACGCTTTTCTGCTCCCGTAGGCCACCGACCGTTTTCATCCATGAAGTCCACAAGCTGCTCTTCGATGTTGGTGTAGTACATGCGAGTACTGTGTGCGACCAAAGAACGACCCCGCAGGATGTTCTCAAGTTCTTCAGAAGGTCCACTCTTGAGGACGTTATCGATTAGAGGCTTGACTGACGTATCGAAGGCGTTAGACACATCCTCATCTCGGATGATGTTGTGCCCTTCCAGCAGGGTCGGGATCTTTTCAATCAGCGCAACCCTGTCCGCAGAGTTGATTGCAGGGTGGTACATGATTTCCTGTGTGAGGTTCTCTTGTGTAAACTCACCCGGCCCAAGACCTAGTGGACTGGCGTCTCCTAGCGTTGCAGCCAGCAGGATCTGACGTTCCAGAGACCGGGACGTGTGGGCACTCTCTGCCGGTTCAATAGCACCAGAGCTGGCGACTGTTTCAATCCAGCCCCAAAGCTCAGGCTCATCTGGGTACTCAGAGAAGTGAGGAATAGCAGCAGGATTCTCGGACAGATCGTTCAGGATCTTCACCTGAATGTCTCGCTGCCGCATCTTGCGCTCTTCACCTTCCAACCATGATAGCTGCCTTGCTCTGGTAATCTCAGCGGCTGCCATGGTCTTCTTGGCTTCTCGAATCTTCTCCTTCGTTTTCCTGTTGAGGAAGCGGTCTGGAATATGGTCGAGAAGTTCAGGTCCTTGATCAGATGCCAGATCGATAATAGCTTCTACTACGGCTTGGTTTCTGGTTGTGTGGTGCAGGGGGCCGCTTTCGTTCCACTGCTGGTCCAACGTCAGCAAGGCTTCTGGTCCCTGCGCTACAAACACTTCCGACACTTCATCCTTGAACTGACTAATCGATAGCTGCTTATGGTAGTTAGCCGTCTGTTCTAGCCAACGGTGTTCCCACGCTCCAATGGTTTTCTGGAACGCGGACATCGCACCACCATGCCAGAAGTCGTTATCGTTACCTGCCTCAGCAAAGAACTCTTCACGCTTCTGATCGATAAACTCCTGTCTAGCTTCAGTGTCGTGCTGTAGGTGTTCGTTGTTTTGAATCTCTAGCGCAATCTGGGCTGCCTTTTCCTTTCCCCAATCCATGCCGACTGCTTCTGAAACCCTCCAGCGGAGGGATGGCACTGCCTCAGGTACAATCTCACCAATCTGTGCGGCAGTGATTGACCCGTTTCCGTTGTCTTCAATTACCTGCTGTACGTATGCAGGTTTACGCGCTTCAAATTGCTGCTTGTTAATCTGGTCCTTGCGTTCCATGTACCTAGCAGCAACCCCAAGGGCTTGAGCAAGTTCTTGTCCCCGGTTGTCTTGTCGTACAGCCGGTGCCCCTGTGTACCGAGTGGTACCTTGGGCAGATGGGGCCAATGCTGGAGATCCCAGCTTAGGCACCTCGAGCCTGCTCGCAAACCTCGGCTTGCGCTGTTCGCCTCTGCCCTGTAGGGAGGCAAGCCCTTCAACTCTGTTCATTAAGTTCTCCTTACTGACGCATCAGTTGCTCTTAAGAGAATCCCATGCGGTAGCACCCGCTACCCCAATCTTGAGACCTGTTGCTAGCATGCTTGGCGGAGTACCCGGAGCAGTGCTTCCGGCCCTAGAGATTGCTTTGTTCCTAGCCCCCACACGCTGTGCGGCAAGGTTCTCAGAACTCCACTGCATGTTGGTCTTGATTGCGTTGTTAGCTCTGCCTTCTTTGACAAAGACATCATTCATCAGGCTGGTCATAGTGTTTCCTACTACGCCGGTCTCTGCCATCTGGGCATTCAAAGCGGCAGCAGACGTTAGGGCAGCGATGTTTCGCTCGGCCACCTGTTGTGCTGCTGCTTCTCGCTCTTGTATCTCTCTACGACCAAGCGTGTACTGCTCTTGGCCCATGGCCTTAATAGCATTCGCTTGGTTAATCTTGTGCAATGCTGTTTGAACTTTGGCTTGTGCGGATGCCTGCTGGTGTCCTACTATCGCCTGCCCCGCAGTAAGCCCCGCTGTTAGAAGTGCTGGGTTACACATTTCATGTGTCCTCCTCATGATTCACGATCTTCGCAAACTCATAAAACTTATGTCCTTTGTAGCTTACTTCCCGCAGGAAGATAAAGCCACTCCACTTAAGCCACCTGATGTGCAGCTTGTTATCTGCGTGAACCATGTTGGCAAGTGCTTTGTATCCGGCCCCAATGCGCTGCACCCACGGGTGCGTCTCTCGTAGTACCTGTACCCAATACTCTTTGATTGTGTCACTAGCCATCATCCAGACGATCCCAAGCCCCTCAACGGGGCCGGGACCAACTCCGAATATAAGCTGGGCGACATCCTCTTCATCCACCCCAACAAGGACCAGAGAGCCCTCTGAGGAAGACGAAAGGGCACGGTAGGGGTCACTATGCCCTGCCGCCTCAATCTCCCTCAGGTCGGCTTCTCTGAGCCTCTGAGATAGGGATCTGAGGTCGTTGTCGGTTGCTTCTCTCACTGTCAGTTTCATTACAGCCTCTGCGCTCTGGATTGATAGAACCCCTCCCACTCTGCCGACAGAATGTAGCAAGGCAGTGGGGTATCGTTGACGATATCAATCTCTACGTCATAGTTCCTCGCCATGATAGGAATCATGAACCTTCCAGTCTCGAGTGATTCCTCGGCCAGCACGTTCTTGGACGATCCCAAGATGCGGGCAGTGAACGGGTAGGCGTAAGAGGGACGGTTCCTCGGGCGAACTTCCACCCGGAAGTACCCAGAGTCCGCATACTGAAGTGCCAACCGTCGAAGCTGGAGGCGGCCCGAGTCCACTACGGTTTCACCTTCCTCGTCCGCAGCTTCCCTGATGTAGAACCTAGAGAAGGTGTAGCGGAACTCGAAGGCTTCCCCGACGATGAAGCTCTCGCTGGTCTGGTCGCCTAGAAGGTCGATCCAAGTGCGCCCACCGAGTACCCCTGAGTCCTCCACAGCGATTACCGTGCCCGGCGCAGCGTTGCCTCCGGGGGTGACAATCGTCGTGGGGGTTCCATACAGACGATACGGGAGAGTGATCCGAGTAACGTCTGCAATAGGGTCGTACAGGAGCGCATAGAAGTCAGCATCAGTTATTTTGCGATCCAGCCTGACATCGAAAGTCCAGTTAGGCTCGGTACGCTTGGGCTCAAGGTTCATCTTCTCGAAATGAACCAGCCCGTCATCCCTCTTCACGATCAGGTAAAGCGTAGACTCAATGAACTGTGCATGCTTGATCTCAGCGGACGCACTAAGGGTCCACTTGTGCCATGCGGACTGCATCTTTTCGTTGCTCGCCCAATAGAAGTTGTTGACGTAGAGTTCGTTTGGTGCCTCTTCAGTCAACACCACAATGACATCCTCGGTACCGCTTGCTGTGAGCAGGTAAGCCCCGTTTGGAATGAACTGAGGTACGTGCCCTGTGATATCCACAGCATCCAGCCCCTCGGTCTCCGGGTCTACGAAGTATTCTCTGATAGAGGTGTAGATGCCCCGGTTGACTGCAAAGTAGATGAACCGGCCTACCCCAATAGGCTTGACCGCAGTGGCTGCCTCGTACTCGGTCGTTTGGTTGACCGAGATAGTGTTAGGCGTCAGCACATCTGCGCGGCCTAGCTGGAACTGAGTCTGACCGGAGAACAGCAGCAGGGTCTCATTGAATGGGACCGCATGCTCGATCAGGGACACCTTGGTATGCGACACCCCGACATCGATGGGGTCATCGTCCAGCACCGTTGTGGTGGTTCCCCGGAACAGGTTGAAGAAGTCCCCGGTCCTCGACATGATGATGGATTCGTTTGAGGTGAACCCGAGACGATTCCTGTGAAAGAAGATGTCGCTGATCGTCCTACCAAGGAATGAGGGCATAGGGTTGGAGTCATCATCGCCCACTTTACGCTCTTCCCAATCAATCGCCTTGAACGTGAACTCGTTGGTCCCGGTGCGAATCAGCGCATGGGGGAGCGTAGTCTTGTCCAGTTCGACCTCTAGGTCAGGCTTGACCACTTCCTTCCACGTACCAGTGCCACCAGCACCTCCTGTAGGCTCGAACTCCACGTAGTAGTTATCGAAGCTCGAGGACTGGTCTCCAGTGACCTCTACGGAGAAGCCGTTGGGGGCTTTGTTAGGAAGCTCGGAGAACCGCTGTACTCGGTCCTTAATGGTCGAGATAGCAGTGTCACCCAGACCGTCGTTCGAGTAGAAGCTAGAGAACGTCCCGCTGTTGCGCCTGACCCTGATGGTAGAGCCGTAACGGTTCACCGTGTAGGTGCTCGAACCTAGGGCCCCAGCAACCATAGCGTTATAGAGTTCTTTCGCTATGTTCTCGGTAGCAATGTCTGTCGAGTGAGAAGGGTCTGATCCATCTTGGGTGGTGTACGTATAGACGTTGCCGTCCACAATCACCTTGTAGTCGAGGCCATATCCACCCTGCTTGATCCAGAATAGACCCTCCTCTACTTTCGCTGGGCTGGTCTTTGTAGTCTTTGCTACCACCTTCTTCTTGTTCAGGACAAAGGTGTAGTCAGCGACTGTGACGCACTTAACGTCATCCTTAGGGGTCGCAGTGTCCAGATAGGCGAGGGCAGTGCCCCCCTCGTTGATAACAGTCTTCTCGTTACCATCTAGGTCAAAGACTCGAACATCTTCATCATTGATCACCACATGGTACTGCTCAGTGGGATCTCGGTTGATCGTGTGGAGCTTAGCGTTGTCTACTGACAATCCGCTGATGCGGGCCGAGTGGACAGTACCCGGACGGGGGCCTAGTCCGTTAACGACAGACGAATACCCGTTAACCTGACTATCACACTGTGTGGGTAGTCTCAATGCCTGCGGCTGTTGCGTCACTCCGTTGATTAGGTTTGGTATGGTATTCGAGATGATAGGCATGTCAGCGATCCAGTACGCGAGCTACAGCGTAGTCAGTTCAACCTTCATGTCTTTATCGAACACGTAGGTGTGGTTCACACGGTCGTACAGGCGCTGACCCCGTACCACTACGTCCTTGCCCAAGCGACCATCAGAATCGTCAGCCCGGAGGACCGTGGGGGGAAGCCAGAGGTAGCCGTTAGAGTCGAGGGAGATTAGGTATTCTTTCTCAGTATTCCAGTGCCAGCCTCGTCCTTGTACTTCACGGGAAGTGCTATCGAGAATCTGCTCGGCCATAACAGCATCGACAGAACCAATATCTTCGAGGGTGTTAATCGGGGCCTCACCGATTGTCGATAGCATCGTGTTGATTGCATCGAGCTTAGTTGTGGCAGAGAGAGCCATTGATAGCCTCCTGTGGATAAGTCGGAAAAAAAGGGGGCCATAGGAAATTAATCCCATGACCCCCTTATGAGGTTACTGCTTACGCAACAGCAGCCGTCAGTTCAACAGCAGCCTCCGGGCGGAGAATGCCGTGACCCACAGCGTACTTCGCGACCATCAGGGTGCCCTGACGGTTGATCTGGTACTCGCCTTCCATGCCGAGGTCCATGAGCTTCACGGTACCCACAGCAGAGGGGTGCATGATCAGACCCTTGGTGTCACTGAAGTCACCGAGATACTTGTCACCCGTACCGGCAGCCAGCGTACTCGTGGTCACGTTGGTGGACGGCAGGTTGTTGGTCTTGACGATGGTGACGCCCGCAACGCGGATCACATTACCGCCAGCGTAGGAGCCCTCACCGCCCCAATCGCGGTTCAGGATCTTGGTGGACTGCGCCATCGCGTAGAACTCGTTAGGACGCACGAAGAGGTAGCGGTCCTCTGCGGGGACATCCTTCTCGTCCAGAAGCTGAGCAGCTTCAAACATCGCAGCAGCCAGAACGTCACCATAGGTGCCATCAGCCGGATCGATCACGCTCAGAATGCGGGAACCGCCGAACTGGTCAGCATCATCGATGGTCTTCGTACCACGGGCAGCAAGAACGGCCTGCTGAAGAATGTGGGTGTCCATCGTCTTCGCCAGCTTCGCACCCATCTCTTTCGAGTAGACCGAACGCACATCGTAGTGGTTCATGGCCTCATCGATATTAGCGATGAACGTGTGCGAGATGAGCAGGTCATCGATGGTGATCACTCGCTCAGCATGCTTGATCACACTACCGGAGATTTCTTCACCGGGGGTGTGGTACTCAGCCGAACCGCGACCCATAACCGGGAACTGCGCCGACTTGCCATTGGTGATGGTCCGCACCATGTGCTTGTCCATCATTACATTGCTCTGGTTGAAAGAGGTCAGAACCTCACCAGAGAAGACTTTGAGAAAGAGCGCGTCTACGGCATTGGCACCGTTGACCTGACCGAGACGGCTCGGAACTGCGTTAGCCATTGT